CTGTACCTCCGAGAGACGCTGAGTCTGTCGATGTATATTGTGTAGCCAAGTGTTCACCTCCTGGTGATTAGATACTATGAATTTTTAAGATTGTGAGTAAAGGATGCGGGTGAGTTCCTCGGCAGATGTTGCACTGTCGATTTTCATTTCCATATCTTCGCCTCGGTCAGGTGTAATAGCACCCTGTGTGACCGCATTCTGCTTACGTAATTCAGCGCGATTGCCGTCTACTTCAGGTGCTCCTTCTGCTGGGTTATAACCAAAGAGGTCGCCATTCTCTTCAAGCCAATTAGATACTGACTCTGGAGTAACTTCTTCCAAATCTTTGAGGATTAACCGTGCAGCCTTAGGATTTACACCTTGTTTTTCTAGGACTTCTTTGACGCTTCGCTCTTTTTCAACTTTGGTCAGACCATTAAGTTGTTCTTCGAGTTCCTTGATACGTTTTTCGTCAGCCTTAATCTTCTTACGTAACTTCTTTTGTAAGTCAGTTTCTGATTCATTGCCTGTGATTGTTGTATCGTCTTCGTCTTCGTCCCAGTAGTTGTTGCTCATAGCAACTGTCCACCCTTCTATTCGTTGTAGTTCGCAAGCCACAGTATCCACTCGGGGAAATGGACTGGCTCTTGCTACCAGTCTGTTACGCTGGCGGGGCTGGTGGGTCCGCTCAGGATTCTATTTATTTAGAAGTTGCCTTTATTCTGTGTAGTCAAGGCAGCCTTTGAAAGACCAGATTGACCACCGAACTGTGCTACTTCAAGTGATGTCAGTTTCTGACGTGCACGTTGTGCTGAGGCAAGAGAGTTAAATACTTCTTGCTCTGCTTCTGATTGACCATAGGTCACTCCAGTTGTCTCTCCATAGATTGCTGATAACTTTTCAGCAGTAGGAAGGATGTCTGCGATAGTTGCATAACCCTTTTGGGCTTCAGCCATTGAGACTCCTTGTGCTGCTAGTTGCTCTGCAACTCCGACACCGACGTTGAGTCCTTGACGACCTGCTGCTACACCAATCTCTGATGCTGCAACCTGGCGTTCAATCTTCTGGAACTGCTGTTGTGGGTCAAGTACATATGCAACCAAATCTGCAGAACCAATACCATAGAAATCACGTAGTTGCTTTGCCACTGCAGGGTCAGCATTTTGTACACGCTGTACTGCTGTTACAACTCGGTTAGATAGTTCTGCTGCTGATACATCGTTAGCAATAAATTGCTGAACATATTCATCATTGTCAAAAGCCTTTAATCCATAGGCACGTAGAACCTGACGGTATCCATCTTCAAGATTAAGATACTCTGCTGGTTGCAGAACAGATAGACCATTCTTGATACGAACCTCATTAGCCTTAAAGCGCATCCTATATTCGTCAGTTGCCTGAAGTCCTAGAGTAATTGTTGCCTCTGTTGCTCCATCAATAGCAAGTTCTTTAATCTTATTAGCAAGTCCTGAAAGACCATATTTAGCAAAGCGGTCCTGAAGAACTGCAATAATTGATTGACGTTCCTGTGCTGCTTTTGCTGCTTTATCGGCTGCTGCTTGTGCAGCAACTGCAGCAGCAGTTGCAGTCGCTACAGATTGTGTTGGAGTAGGTGTTGGAGTAGGTGTTGGCGATGGTTTTCTTCCACTAATATCAGCACCATATGTAAAACTTGAGTTTGGACTGTCTTGTACTTCAAGTTGCTGGCTACCATCTGCGTTTGTTACTATTCTCCAACCAAGCATATTTGGGTCTGGCTTGCCAAAAAATTTTTCATATTCAGTAGGGAAAGGACCAGGATTAAATCCAGGCTTTGTAAAAGATTGACGAATTTCTGGAATATCGCTTTTCAAAAGTTCTAAAGGCATACCTGTCGCTGGGTCAAACTTAGCATTTTCTACTGCAAGTTCTGTGTCACTTACAGGAGTTACTGGAATATTTGCACGGCGTACAGGAGCGCCAGTATCACCTTCATCAAGTTGCATTAAATTTGGATTGTAACGTGCCATTATGCTAGACCCCAATCACGAAGTACTTTTAATGATAAAGAGTCAATAGTATCGCGGGCATTGTTTGTATATTCCCAGCGAGGGTCGCTGCGTAATTGCTTTTCAAATTGCCATAAAGGTATCTGTCCTTCACCTTTACCAGCACCAGCGCCTGAGCCTTTGTAAGCATCAGCAGCAGAGAGTGAAGTCCCGTATCCCTGTAATGCTTTGCGTAATGTAGGGTCATTATAACTAATTGAATCAGCGTCAATCTCTAAGATATTAGCCATAGCAGATTTATACGCTGATGATAATGCATCTAAAGTTACGCCCTTATTAATCTGGTCTGCATATACTGGGTAAGCACTTGCAGCATCCTGACGAATCTTTGCTTGCAGGTCTTCTACTGTTGTAGTTCCTGAAAAAATATTACGTGACCAAGAGTCAAAGTCTTTATCCTGATATGACATACCAAAAGCATTGGCATACTCTTTGAGAGACTGAGTTGCACCTAGTGGTGTTCCACCTAGTTTGCCAGTGAATGCACCAATAGCCTTTAGGTCTAACTGGTTATCGTCTAGTCCCTTGTCAAATCCTTCTTCAGTAATTGTATTGAATGCTGCATCGTCTAAGTTAATACCTTTAGCAATAAGGCGCTTCTTCTGTGCTAAACGATATGCATCAAGTTGCTGGTCATATACACCACGTTGAGTAGCCTTGAGTGCACTACGATTCTTAGATGTAGATGAAAGGTTCTGATAATAAGCAGTGTTGTAGTAGGCAAGTTTTGCATCAGTTAGATTACCAGCAAGAAAGAGTTCCCATACCTGAGCAAGTTCTGGATACTGTTTGATAAGTGCTTCAGTAATTCCGAATGCTTGTGCTGCTACTTTATTAGCATTAATTTCTGCGTTATCGGTAGCAGATGCAGCCTCGATACCAGCAATTGTATTTGTATCAACCATTGATTAGCCTCCCAATTGTGATAAGAAGTCAGCAAAGTCAAGGCTCTTCTTCTGAAGGTAGTCTTCTTTTTGACCTGCGGTACCTGATTTAATCTGCTTCTCAATCTCACGAGCAGCAGCCTCTTGGCTAAAACCAGGAGTCGTTGTAGAAACATTCATCTTCTTGCCATTAACAACCTTTGTTTCTGTGGTTGTTACTCTTCCCTCGTTAACCATATCTTTCAGTTTCTTAAAGAACTGCTTGTTCTCATCCGCAGTAGCCTTGCGTCCTAAGACGCTAGTAAGCGTATCATCAATGATTCCTTTGATTGCATCGTTATCATAAAGGTATACCTGCTTCTGGGGAAGTTTCTCAGCAGCGCCCGCTGTGCCCTTTGAATACCATTGTAGGTATTGCTCAGGTGTTATCTTGCGCTGACCATTAGAACCTGCATACCAAGAAGAAGCACCATCGACTGCCATATCCCACATTGATTGGGCTGTAATCTTTGTAACATTCTTAAAGCCATATGAAGATAAGCGACTTATAAATGCATTGAGAGTTTTATCATCCCAAGTATAGAATAATTTCTTAGCACTAGCAGTGTCATTTGTAACATCTCCGCCAGTATCTAGTTCTTGATAGGAGACACCAGTAGGAGACATAACCTTTTTACCTTTGATTACTGGTGTCTTCCCAAGGTAAACTTTATTTACATAATCAGTATCTCCGCCAGCAGTATTACCAGTAGTGCTTCCACTAAGTACTTTTTTAAGTGCCTCGCCAGCCATTAGAAACCTTTCCTTAAATCATCATTTTCAAGTATGCGTGTATATACTCTGCTGAATGTAATGTTTTCGTCAATCAAATCACCAATGAATGAGTCCCACTTTTCCTTAAGGTCAAGGTTCTCTGGATTGGTTAATGATTGGCTCTTACGTTGTGCAAGTAATCCACGAATGTATTCGCGTCCTACTAGGTAATCTGATACAGCCTTAATATCAGGACGGTCAGATGTACGCTTGTCTAGGGTTACTTGCTTAGCAAATGCAAGGAAGTTATTGACCTTATTTGTATCAATCTTTCCTCGTACTGTGCCCCAAGATGGATTCTCTGCAGCCAGGTCAGCAACGAATTGCTGCTTTGCTGCTAGTAAATCTTCTGCACCACGTGAGTTAAGACTCTTTAAGCCACGAGCAATACGTTGAGACTCAAGGAAATCAATGCCCTTGTTGTATGTACTCCAGCCCTTTTCAGCCTGAGTTGCTGCAATTGCCTCATATGGGTCTTGCTTCTCACGAAACTTCTTTGTGCTACCAGGTGCAATAGGTTGACCCTGTTGCTTCTTGTATACAGTAGGAGAGAACTCGCCATTGTTAGCATCACCAACGATAAACCAGCCATACTCAGGGTTCTTATCAATTAAGTCACTAAGTTGACTTGCACGCTTATCAGCCTCGATAGTTGCATTTACACCAGTGTTATTCTTAGAACGGCTAGTTGTGAAGATATAGTAATCATCTCCATACTTGTTTAGGAAGTTATCTGCCGCATTTGCTGAATCTTCTTGACGCATCTTCTGATACTCATCAATGTAGAATTGATAAGGAGACTTTACGTTAGTAGCAAATGGCAAGATTAAACGTGTTGCTGTCTCAAGACTTAAGATTGATAAAGCCCTTTTGTTAATCTCATCCTTAGTTGGAGGAGTAGCACGAAGACCACTATCATACTTATGGTTTTCTTCCATAGCAATAGTCACTGTAAGGTTGGCACGCATTGGGTCGTTCTCATCAAAGCGTGCTAGAAACTTACGTGCTGCTGCACTCTGGATAACCAAGTCTTTCCAACCAGTTCCGTCAGGACCATATGGAAGAATTTCTTTAATTAGACCGTTCTGCTCAAGAGCAGGAACCTTCTTAAGAAGTGCTGATGCACCGTACTGTACGAACCAACCAGCACCTGGGTTCCACCACGCTCCACCCTGGAAGATGAGGTTAAGTGATGCCTTAGGAACTGATAGTGGACGGTCACCTAGTTTCATACGCTTAGCCCAGTCACCAGGAATATTGATGTACTTAAGACCATCACGTTCTTCAACAATACCCATACGGTCAGGTGAATCGTAAACTGTTTCGATAACACGTAACTTGCTAGGGTCATCCATAACAATACGTCCCCACTTCTGGGCTACGTCAGCGAATGCACCGAAGAATGGAAAGATATATTTCAGCGTATGTGCTGAATCTACACGCTCAGATGTGTCATATAGAGTACGACGCATCTCTGCTCGCGCCCATTGACGTGCTGAATTCTCCAGTTTACGCATATATTCACCAGGGATTGCATCACCTGGATATGATTCCATAGCATTACGTATAGACGCTTCCATACGAGTACGGTAAAGGTCTACGAATAGTGGGTTACGAACCAAGTTTGATTCTGGAATTTCACCCATAAACTTATAAAACTTCTCAAGCGTATTACTAAAAGCGTGAGATATAGCACTTGTTCCATTAGCCATACCAATTTGTGCAGCATTGATATTAGGACGAAGTGCAGTAGATGTTCCAAAGAACTTCTCAATATCTGCTGCTTCAATTGCTTTCTTGGCAGCAAGTTCACGAAGACCTTCAGTTCCCTTAGGGAATAGGCTCTCTATGTTAATAGCATTAGCCTCAACAATTGAACGAGCATCACGACCAAGAGCAAGGTTCTTCATAATGATGCGACCTTCATCAGAAGATAGCAACCAACGCTCTACTTCATCAACACTCTTACCTGCAATGAGTTGTGAAGTAATCTTTGAACCACGAATCTGGCGATTGATAACACGCAAGTATCCTGATACCCAGTTAGGGTCAGAACCAGCAATAATTACGAAGTCTCCGTTTGTTTCATACGCACGGTTGAGCATCGTATTGCTCTCTGTAAATGTATCATCTACAATCTTTGCAGCGTTTTTAATGAATCGCTCAGAGATTGCTGCTGCTGCTTCAGGTGTTGCGCCTAGCGCATCTTGGTACATAATACCATCTACCTGATTAAGACCCATACCAAACTTGTCTTTGACTTTGCCTGGGTTAATAAGCATTTTGTCAATTTCAGCAATCTGGTTGTCAATCAAATCAACATTATCTGCAGTAGCACGGGCAGCCATTAGTTCAGCACGCTTGGTTTCCATCTTGACTGTGTTGCTCCACTTGAATACATCGTGGAACGTAGAGCCTACAAAGCGATTAGCGATAAGGTTGTTAGCACCAGTCGATGCTGACTTCATAATAGCCATTGGACCAACTGTGCCCATAATTCTCATCAAGCCTTCAGTTACGTTACGCACTGGATAACCAACGCGAGCAAGAACTTCAAACTTAATCAGTGAATCTAAACCTTGTACAAGTTCGCTTCCGACTTCTTGACCACGACGGGTTGTCTTATAGACCTTACCGCCCTTATCAAAGCGTGCACCACGTGTGTACTTGTTCAATGAGTTGTACATCTGGTCAATATCTAGTGTTGGTAACTGATGAACTAATTGAGTCTCATTCAACGGTAGAGGAGTTACATAAGATGCACCCTCACCACCGATGATTGGCTTAGTCTTCTTGGCAGCCATCTGTGCAGCCTCTGAAGAACCAGTGTATGCACGCTCACGAATCAAGTTCTGTGCGTTAGTACGTCCATCGTTGAAGGTTGTCCAAGCCTTCTTGACAGCATCATCACTAAAGCCGTATTGACGAGCAATAGTACTAAAGACTTCTGCTTCAATTTCCTGATATGCATTAGCACGACCAGAAGCATCGAGTGCATTTGTGTACTTTGCAAATAAAGAATTTTTACGTTCGACTGTAAATGCAGCCTTTTCCATATCATCTTTAAGTCGTACTAATTGTTCATTAAGATTCTTATTAAGTGTTGGGTCTTTGACTCCAGCCTTAAGTTGCGCTTCAATATCTTTAATCTTGCCAGCATAAACTGCTTGTTGCTTATCTGCTGCTCCACGTACACGTGAGAGCATATTATCAACTGTTTGTACAGACTGATTATCTTGAAAGTCAATCCATCCCTTGGGACGCTTATAAAAGAATCCAGTAAGAACACGAACACCCCAAGGTGCTACAGCCCCACCTGCACGAATATCAAGAAATGTTTGACTGCGTGAGAACTCTTGACGTAAACCTGAAAGAATATCTACCTTAGGAACTGTGTTGGGGTCTAAAATAGCCTCAGATGCTAGTTGCTTATGAATACGAGCAAGTTCGTCTTCGTGTTCTACAATAAGTTCTGTAGCCTTTTCAATGTCAGTGCCATTGTTAACTAAGTCAAATGTACTCTGACCCGTTGCTTTGTCTATACCTTCACCAAGATATTTGACTGCAGTTACTTCATCTTTAAGAGATGCAACCTTTGATGCAAGTAAACGATTAGTCTCCATAAGACGAGTTGCTGCTTGCATATCGCCTTGAGCCATATAGATAATGTCAGCCTTAGCCTGATGGCGTGCCGTTTTATCTGCAATCTTGTTTGCTTCAGCAATAAGACTAGAAAATGATGCAGGGTTAGAAGACTCACGGATAGCCTTAACACGGAACAAGTCCGCCTCGTTCATATTGTCCGTATTTTCAAGGAATGAATTAAATGTATTCTTTACCTTAGTAGCCTTAAAGCCAGTCTTCTCTCCAGCCATAATAGCCTTGAGTTCATCTACACCTTTAACTGCCGTGGAGATTCCTTTATAAGCCTTGACTGCTTTACCCGCAAAAATAGTTGGGTCGATAACAAATCGAGCAACAACATCTGTAGTCCAAGAACCAATGCGTCCTACATTCTGCTTTCCGAATGCTTCTTCACGTTGCTTCTTATCAAAGATGTCAAAATTATTTGCAGCAAATAGAACGTGGTCCTGCATAAACTTATCTGTACCAGAAAGTTTTCCGCCACTTACTGTCTTAACAATTCCATTGAATGCATTATCAAATGGGTCAATAGTTTGACCAATTTGGCGCATTACTGCTTGTCCTGGAGAAATCTGACGTGAGGCATCCCACGCTTTCTTTACTCCATTAACATCAAAACCACCTTGCCAAATTGGATTAGTCTTCTCATCGAGAGTTAAACCAAATGACACAGCCTGAGATGTAAAGTTATAAGCCTTCTCCATACCTGCAAAGATTTTTCCCCAGAATCCAGGTTGGTCTGGAGCCTTAGGTGCCTGAGCATTTTGTGCATTGTAAGATGCAACAGCCTCAGCACGGGTCTTTGGTGGTATCGATACACCCATATCTAATGGAAGAGCCAATGATTGTGGCTTCTTATCGGCATTGTAATATTTATTAAATGCACCAATAGTATAAAATGCAGAAGGAACAGTTGCATTTTGTCGGTCTGCGTAAGCCTTTGTCGCCGCTTCGCGTTCGTTCATTAAAGAGTAGCCCTCAAAACTCTCACATAGTTGCGAAAGGCTTGCGAGGAGTTAGGGCTTTGTGCAGCGACTTCGAGTGCTGGAAGATAAGAAAGCAAACGCTGCTTATCTTCGTTCGAGTCACCTGCACCAGGAAGTGTGAGTGCTTCTGGTCCTGCTCCTGGTCCCATAGCAATACCTGTAGTCACTGGCTCGTTTGGTCGTTCTGTTGGAGCAGTGATAGGTGTTACTTGCGGAAGGTTGCTTGCCATTGATGGTGTTGCTGATACAACAGGAGATGGCGCTTGAGCCATTGATGCACCTGCTTGCTGTTCTGCTAATGCTTTATTTTGTCCGTATGCGAAACCTGTGTAGTCACGTCCTGCTTGTCCATTACCGCCCATACCATTGACGTTTGCAGGATTGTTTTGAGGTGCAGTCGGGCGCATACCGCCACTGTTTTGATTGCCTGCCATTATTCCTCCTACTTGATTTCTTGTTCAAGAATATGAAATGGAGCCGAAGTTCCATTGTTATTAATTGCTGCAATTCTCATTGCATCTAATATTGATACTCCAGCGTGTAGTGCACCTAGTGCATAATCTCCACCAGAACCAATTGCATAAAATCCCGTGTCATTCATAGCAACCGCAAAATCGCTATCTATTTCAAATAGAGTTCCATTGATTCCAATAAGAAGTTGTAATTCAAACTTATTATCAGAATCTTCTGAGCCTTTATTAAATTCAATTCCTGCTTCAACTAATGTTGATTTTAATGACGGTGCAACTTTGTTAATTACAAACTCATAAAGATTTTGTTTTGCTTTTGCACTTATAACTGGTGGTTGCCATCCGTGTAATACAACTTGTAAAGCGCGATAGTCGCCAGCGCCACCAATAATGTAGTTGCCACGCTCTACTGCTTTTACCATTTCAGGGTGTGTATAAACTTTTCCACCCTCTGCCACACGTGAATCAGATGCTATGACGCAACCATCTGCGTTCTGTACGCCTACGATTGTTGTCATTGTCCCCTACCTCTTTATCGTCGCGTTGTTGTTCTTACTGATGAAGCACCTTGTCCTGTTGCACCACTAAGTGATGAAAGAAGACTTTGAATACTTGGTGGTCCCGCTTGCGCTGGCGCACCCGCTGGTGCACCTCCACCCATTTCTGGTGGAAGAGCGCCTCCTGCTGGAGGAGCGGTGGGAGCAGGGGACGGTTGCTCAACCATAGATGCTGCCCCAGCAGGAGGAACTGGTTGCTGCGGAGCAAATGTGGCTTCAATAGCATCTTCGAGAGATATACCCTTTTGACGAGCCTTGATAACCGCAGCAATTTTATTTACCAACTGCGATGGGTCCCCACCACCTGCTGCCATCTGTGGGATGGCTTGTGTCATTGCAGTCAAAGAACCAAGAAGTGCTTCACGCATATTCTCGATTTCAATCTTTTCTAATTCTTGAGTGACGTTGACTGTGAATGGAAGTTCACGCATCGCCATATCCTTGGAGATTAATCCTCCTCCAAGAGCCTGAAGCATAAAGATAAGACCTTGGGCTGGGTTAAGACCAGCAAGCATACCGTAACGAACGTCAGCAGAATAATCTTTCTTAATGTCTTTCGCTGGCTTGTACGTAATTTCATAAGGTGAACCTGAATCTACTCCACGAATTGTCTTCTCTTGAGGGAAAATAACTTCGTCAACTTCAAAACATACTGTGATTACATCACGAAGTGCTGCAGCAAAGATTGCTTGTGCAGACTTAACTTGTGTATCAAAGGCTCCCATAAGAGCCTGAACGCCTTGTCCCGTAACTACAGATGCACTTACGTTTCCTGTACGTCCTTCAGGATAACGAGCACCAACTCGTAGTTCTGCATTAAGTAATGATGATTCTTGGAATGCGCCCTGTGGTAGTGAAAGTTCCACACGGCGTACACCTGCTGGATTGTTTGTACGGATAACCGCATCTCCACCAAGTTGTAACTCCTGTACATCACC